CCCCTATGATGCAGGACGGTGAATTTGTCTATAGAATCGACATGGATAAGGAAGCTCCCATAATTTTAACCCGCGAGAAAGTTCTGCATATCCCTGGACTTGGGTTTAATGGTTTTATCGGATATTCACCGATTACTATGGCGCGAAAGTCAATCGGCCTCGGCATGGCAATGGAGACATTTGGCTCTCTCTATTTTGGGGCTGGGACACATCCTGGGGTTGTGGTATCTCATCCGGGACAATTAAAGGAGCCAACCAAACTCTCTAATGCGCTAGGTAATGCATACTCTGGTCTTGGTAAATCACACCGGCTCATGTTGCTGGAAGAAGGCATGAAGATCGAGCAGTTAGGATATTCACCAGAGGATAGTCAATTTCTATCAAGTCGACAGTTTCAAATCCCGGAGATTGCCAGATGGTTTAACCTGCCTCCGCATAAGTTAAAAGACCTCACAAAGTCCAGCTTCAGCAATATCGAGCAAGAGCAGATTTCCTTTGTCATGGATTCTATACTTCCCTGGCTCATCCGGATTGAACAGAATTACCGGATGCAACTTTTGACCGACAGCGATAAATCCCTTTCGGGATATGGAAGGCTCTATTTTAAACACAACTTCGACGGCCTCCTGCGAGCTGATGCGGCTGGTAGGGCAAATCTATATCGGGCACTTTTTAATGTTGGCGGGGTAAGCATCAATGAAATTCTTAGGAAAGAGGAAATGGAACCGAGCACAGAGGAATTTGCAGAAGACCATTTCGTACCGATGAATATGATACCGCTCAGGATGTTAAGGGAATTTTTAGAGAAAAAACAAAGTAATGAGCCTATACCAGCGGGGAAAATTCCCGGTGATGGCAATAATGGAGGGCTACAAAATGAGTAAGTGGTATGAGATGAAAAATAAGACAGAGAAAAAAGCGGAGATATGGATTTATGAAATGATCGGAGAGGATTTCTGGTCAGGGGACGGTATAACCGCAAAGGATTTCCAGAAAGAGCTTGCTGAAATCAAGGCATCGGAAATCGATCTGCATATCAATAGTCCTGGTGGAGATGTCTTTGACGGGAATACTATCTACAATCTGCTGAAATCGCACTCTGCTAAAATCACAACCTATATTGACGGCCTTGCCGCCTCCATTGCCTCAGTAATTGCCCTTGCCGGGGAAAAAGTCTATATGGCCGAGAATGCACTTTTTATGGTTCATAATCCGTGGGGTGTCGCTATGGGTCAGGCTTCAGATATGAGAAAGATGGCTGATACATTGGACAAGGTCAGAGATTCCATGACAACAATTTATGTGACGAAAACTGGCAAGGAAAATAAGGAAATCAATTCTCTCTTGGAAGACGAAACATGGATGAATGCCGATGAAGCACTGGAAGCCGGATTCGTTGATGAGATATCCGGGAAGATGGATTTGGCAGCTTGCAGTAAATTCGTACCGGTTATGATGAAGGCCGGGTTTAAGCACATACCCAAAACTATTAACACAAAACAATCTCCGTCGATAAAGGATGCCGAGAAGGCCCTGCGTGACGTAGGGTTTTCCAAGAAAGCATCCAAAGTCATTCTTTCAGAAGGGTATCCAGGGGATCTGCGTGACGTTGATTCTGAGGATGACCCAAAAAGCGCTGAACCTTTGCGTGACGTAAAGCCAGTCGCTATTAAGAAGGACCGGACGGCGGATTTACTCACAAGGGCGGAATTAGTCGCCCCAACAACAATATAAACAAGGAGGATTTAAAAAGTATGAAGACAGTTACTCAATACAAAGAAGACATAAAAGCTTTGCTTAAAAAGTCTTCTGACATCGATGCTCAATGTGTCAATGAAAACAGGGAACATACCGAGGCGGAATTAGCATTGAAGAATGAAATTCTGGATACGGTTGATGATTACCAGAAAATCGTTACGACCCTGGAACGTCAGGAGAGGATTCAGGCAGCATTGGACAAACCGGAAGGGGCGGTAACACTTCCCAAGGGAAAGATCGAGATTGAAGACCGGGCGAAGAAGGACAAGTTCGCTTCTTTTGGCGAGCAGATGGCAGCGGTTGTGCGGGCAGGACTCCCTGGGGGAAAAGTCGATCCAAGGCTGCATATCAGTGCAGCAGCAACCGGACTTGGAGAAACTACACCTTCCGATGGAGGGTGGCTGGTTCAGCAGGATTTTAGCAACGATCTTTTACAGGATGTGTTTAATACCGGGATACTTGCATCAAGATGCAGACGGCAGCCGATTTCCGGCAATGCCAACGGAATCAAGATCAACGGTGTGGACGAAACCTCACGGGCTTCTACCCGCTACGGCGGAATAGTCGGCTACTGGGAAGATGAAGCCGCAGAGAAAACCGCTTCAAAGCCGAAGTTCAGAAGGATTGAATTGAATCTCAAAAAACTCATCGGCCTTTGCTATGCAACCGATGAACTACTTGCGGATGCAGCAGCACTTGAGGCATTCATCCGGGGTGCATTTGTCGGTGAGTTCGGATTCCTGCTTGATGATGCGATTATCAACGGGACGGGTGCAGGACAACCTCTCGGCATTCTGAATGCAGGTTGTCTTGTATCAGTTGGTAAAGAAAGCGGGCAGGCAGCGGCGTCGGTGGTTGCAGAAAACATCGTAAAAATGTATTCCCGTAGATTCGCCTCCCAGACTGGCAACTATGGCTGGTTCTATAACCAGAATATTGAACCGCAACTATTCACGATGAGCCTCGCGGTCGGTACCGGTGGTATCCCGATTTACATGCCTCCGGGTGGGTTGAATGATGCACCGTATGGCCGCCTCATGGGTCTTCCGGCTATAGCCATTGAGCAGTCGGCAACTCTTGGGACACAGGGCGATATTGTTCTGGCTAATTTCCAGAATGGATATATCCTGGCTGAGAAGGGCGGGATCCAGAGCGATATGAGCATACATGTACGATTTGTATACGATGAAAGCGTATTCAGGTTTGTCATGAGGGTTGACGGGCAGCCAGTAAGGGCAACCGCACTCACACCGTACAAAGGCGGCAGTTCATACACTCAGTCGCACTTCATTGCCCTTGATACAAGATCGTAAAAATAACAGATAAGGAGGATAAATAAATGATGGCAGAAGAATTAAAAATAGTACCCGTGATGAATAGTGCTGACGTTGCCACTGGGTCGGATTGCGACAGCATAAACATGAAGGGATTTCACAAAGCCACTTTCTTGTTTACCTTCGGAACAGTTACCACTGATATCGTCATCACTCCTAAAAGTGGCACGACTGAAGGTACAAAAACAACTGCCGTTCCATCAGTGTATGCGGCAGGCGGGGCAGCAATCGGTACAGCAGTAGCAGGCAGTACGGCAAGTTGTGATGTGCTGGCAGCTTGGACTGCAACCGCAACGACAGTCCCCTTGACGGCAGCTTCAAATAAGTTTCTGGTTGTCGAGATTGATGCCGATGCAATTACTTCAGGTCATAATTGGTTGACTCTGACAGTAGCAGCCGGTACCTCCGGGATTTGTCATTGCGTAGCAATTCTCTCTCCAAGATATACCGGGAATCGTTCGGCGACCTGTCTCAAATAGTAGAACAAACTGGGGCGGTCTGAAATATGGCCGCTCTATTATACGAAAGGAGAAGCAATGTTAAAAGCAGAGGTTGAGATGGTAAGGCAGATTTGTAAAGATGAGATTAAACTTGCCTTTGGAGATGCTACTCCGCTGGCGAAGTCTCTGGCTAAAGAGGCGGCGGCAGCAGTTATCGCCGAAGCTAAGGCCGCAGCAGAAGAAGCCAAAGCTGCTGCAAGGGAAGCCAAAGAAGCGGCAAGAAAGAAATAACATTTAATCAGGGCGGTCTGGAAAGATGGCCGTCCACATCCAAAGGAGGATGAAATATGAATTACAATCCGTCAACAATCGCAAGAATAGCAGATATTAATGGCGGTATCCGTGTTGATACTGGCGTTATCAATGCAACAGTTCTTCTGGATCACTCACCTTCAGCGGCAGTAGCGTTATACACCATTAAAGGCAGAATCCTGTTGCTTCAATGGTATGTGGAAGTTATAAGCGCTATATCAGCGAACGCTGCTACGTTGCAGTTTGTCTGTACGTTTACCACTCCGGTCATTGCTGAAAATGCAATGGGTGCAGCAAGTGGATCACTTTCAGCGGCAGCACAGGGTCTGAGGGTTGTGCATGTCGGTGGAGCCGTAGCGACTGCTGCAATCCTCACCGATTCAGCGGGCTTGTCTGATGTAACGTGTGTTACTCCGCATATCGTTGGTGGTTATGGT